CTTTTCTTTCTGAATACGTCTCAGGAATGCGTAGTGAATAATCTGAGTGAAGTAAGCAAATGGATTCTGAGATTTTTGTGGATCAAAATTGTGAATATACTGAACACAATTCTCAATTCCATCACAAATCATGTCGTCTTTAAACATGTAATTGATGAAGTTTGGTTTAAACGACAAATGAGTTGCGATCTTTAAAAAACACTCACCAACATATCTTGGTATCTGTGGTTTGGGATTACCACGAATCTTAGCAATTTCAACATCTTCACGATATTTGATCAGTGCTGCAAGAAACTCTTTGTTATTTACGTAGTGTTCGGACCTTTTTCTTTTGGTCATTATATTAGTGGTGATCATTAAATTTTCTCATTTATATCTAGATATTATAACATTTTCACTAATAAACTACAAGACTTGACTTACCCCTTAATATCTGGGTATAATACCTTTGTTAGGGTTGAAGATGAGGCTCTAGCTATTCTTAAAGATCTTTTCTAATATCTCTTTAGCATCATTAACATTAGAGATATATCCCATCTTTCTGTCTATAGGATATCTATTATCCTTTCCATTCGGTAATTTTCTTACATAAGATTGATGTGTCATAATCATTTCAATATCAGATGATTCAGAAATAGTTAAGACATCTTCCATATTAACAATGAACATATCATCCATTGTTGTTTTTAACCAAGGTTCTATCTTATATCCTGTTAATCCAGTTTTACCTTTAAATTCTTTAACTATAATTGGATTGAAAACAATTAATACTGTTTGATCATTTTCATCGGAGTAAGAGACTTTAGCAAATATCTCTTCTCCATTTTTAAACTTTAGAGTTGCGTAAAAGTCTTCTTCCATCATTCTTTTAAATTGATAGTTAGTATTTCATAGTTAAAATTTTCTTCATTATATATTTTTATTCTTTCTATGAAATGGTTTAAAGTATAATTTTTTTTAGAATTGATTGTACAATCATCTGCAATGTCATAAAGCATTGCTTTTGTTTTATTACTTCCTTTTCTTAAAACTCTTCCTATTGATTGGAGATTTCTTACTCTTGATTTTGATGGTGATGCAAAGATTACATTATGTAGATTTCTAATATTAACTCCTGTACTAAAAGTTCCGTAAGATGCAACAATGATTGCGTTATTTTCTTTTTCAGTAATTTCTCTTACGAGTTCTCTTTCTTCTGCATCAACACCACCATGAATGAAAAATACTTTTCGGTCATTCTCTTTCAAATTATTTATTAAATTGTATAAAGGTTCTCCGTGTGTTGCTACCCGACTATAAAGAATTAAAGTGTTTCCCTTTAAATCTAAAACAAGATTTGTTATAAATTTATTTCTTCTATCATGATTGATAATGAACTGAACTTCATCTTCATAGTTTTCAAACTTATGGGGTTTGTGTTTTAAAACCAAACATCTAATATCTAATTTTGAAAGATGTCCTTGCTGAATTAATTCTGCGGTTTTTGTAACTTTATATGATGGACCAAACAATCCCTCTAGAACCCATTTGTGAGTTTGAGTTCCATCTAAGGTTCCTGTGAATCCAAATCTATACTTTGCATTATGTGCTTTTGACATAATTGAAATAAGTGATTTGCTCTTGAATAGATGAGCTTCATCACCTATAATTACACTATAATCTTCAAAGAATGAACGTTCTAGTTTGTATATTGATTGCCAAGTGGTAATTGTGACTGCATGTTCATTCGTTTTTTCTCTACCAGAATAAATTCGATGGCAATATGAATCAGCATCCCAACCATAATCTTGGAAATCCTTATACATCTGCTCTACCAGAGATGTCGTTGGAACAACTAAAAGAATTTTTTGCCCTTTATCCACATAATATCTTACGATCGAATAAATCATCAACGATTTTCCTGATGCAGTCGGGCTTATCAATAGTTTTCGGTTATGCCGTAGAGCATCATATACTCCATCTATTTGATACTCTCGTGGAGAATGAGCACAAATAGAACTCATATAATCTTTTACGCCCTCATATGAAATCTCTTCATTAACTTCAAATGGAAGACCGTAAAACTTATTATCCCTAAACTCGTAAGTATAGTTATGTAAATTTAGTTTATCGATTACTTTGGGGAGTAATCCTACATAAATCTCCCCAGTATGTGCCGATAATAATCTGATATATCCATCCCAGTGCTTGTTCCTCATTTGAGGCATAAACTTTGCCCCAGGGACTTCAAAAGTAAAATATTCTTGCAGTTCATACAAAATATGAGGTTCACATTCTAACTTGATGTAAACCTCATTTTTCTTATGAATAATTACGTCACTCATAAACAATAATAATTGCTATGAGTATTTAGTTACCCTAATCCAGATTGAAATCTCATATATTCAATTGCATTTTTAATTTGATAACCTCTATTATGAATCATCTTTATAATGTCTTCCAAGTATTTTAAGATGACATCATAATATTCAACTTTCAGTGATGACTGAGAAAGTTTATCATCAGCATCCAAATATTTTTGAAGAGTTTCTTTATCCCGTATTTTTTTAGGAAATGGATTTTCCACATAAACATCAGGATCTGCTTTTCCAGAATAATATTCGTATCTTTGATGTCTAATATTTCTCTTCTGCTGATCTGCTTTTTTCCTCAACAAAAGAATATTATTGTATAGTTCAAAATACTTTGCATGTAAAGATGCAATATTTAAAGACTCTGTATGCAAATTATCTGGATCAATTTTGCAATCAGATTCCCACATTCTTTGTATGGAATCTAAATCAATTGTCATAATTTATTGTCGTTCATATCAGTGATATTGTAGATAGTATACTTGAAAGACACATCTGCAGTCAAATATTGAATATCTGTATTGGTAGCATCAAACTGCAGTGATGATATATCATAAGGCCACATATCTTTAAAATTAACTTTAAAGTTTGCGTTCTGAGAACTAGAAAGAACTATCAAAGATCCATCCGAATATAAATTCATCTGAGATTTATATGGTTGATCAAATTTGTCATTATTCTTTTGGAAATCATAAATTTCCTGCAAACTTTCTGGATATCCCAAACCTCTAATCCAGTTTTGAATTTCCATATAGTTTTCAAGATTTTCATCAACCATAAAACTCAATGTAAAATCTTGGAATACAATCTTATCTCCTGGAATATCAATATCTTTCAGGTAAGTTGGTTGCTCTGCAACACCAAGAGTCAATCCTGGAATGTTTGCCCTATTTGAAAAAAATGCAACTTTAGGAAAACGTGATAATGCAAATCTAAAACCAATCGGAGATAGGTAATTCCTATTTTCTATCTGATTGGTAGTAATATTTTTAGTGTTGGTATTGATCGGCATTTTTCTAATTATTTAGATAAAAAAAGAGGGTCCGAAGACCCTCTCGATGAATTTATGTGAAATGGATCACATAAGGTTCTTAACAGCAACTCTTCTGTAGTAACGGTTTGCGTTAGTGGTAAGAGTTCCTTGTCCTTGGGTAAGACCCTCAGCGAATGGGTTTGCAACCATTCCGTAACGGGTCTTAAAGCCGATCTTAGGCTGGAAGGTGTTCTCTCCAACGGCACGAACCATCTGGAGGGGAACATATGGGCAATAGAAGAGACCAGCGTCATAAGGTGAAGATCCCTTATAACCTACAACGTAATACTGATTACCAGGTGTTGCATTACCTGCGGTGAGGTTAGCAGCATATGGATCGATGTATACGCGGAACTTGCCCATTAGGGTACCAGCAAAGGTGTTGCCGGTATCATCAACGTTCAGGTTAGCGTTGAGTGCGGGGGTGTAATCGAGAACACCAGCCATGGTCAGTGCTGAAGCAACGTCAGCAGAGCACATGATGATGTTGCCCTTTCCGCGACGAGTTCTTTGTGCGATTGCGTTAGCATCACGCTCGATTTGGAAGAGCAGACCCTTGAACTTCTCAACAGACCAACGACCGTTTGAATCAACGTCAAGGTCGAATACACCAGGAGTTGCTACGTTCTGTACAGCACCTTGCTCAGCAACCTTGTAGATGGTTCTGATGACTTCACGGTTGATTTCAGCAAGAATTTCGCTAGACAGAATGTTAGCGAGTTCTGCTTCAGCATTCAGACCGTGGATTGCCTTGAGGTCCTGAGCGAGTTCTAGTGAATACTCAGCCTTCAGAGCGCGTGACTTAGCGGTAACAGTGACCTTCTCGATTGAGAAAGCCATCTGGTTGAACGCATTACCTGCGGTACCATCAAGGTTCTCTGAATCACCAGTAGGCATACCCTGACCGACATTATATGCGGTTGAGGTAGCGGTTCCTACAGGGTTGAGGAGTGATGGGTTTGAACCAGCCTGAATGGTGGTACCAATACCAGCATTAACGTCAGCAAAGTCGCGGGTAAGAGTAGTATCGAAACCTGCGTCAGTACCGGAGAATGTGGTATCTGCTTCGTTGTAGAATGCCTCAGTTCCACTCTGAGTGGTGTAACGTGAGCGCATTGCGAAGATGAGTCCAGTAGGACCACTCATTGGTTGAACGCCAGCCAGGTCATAAGCGACCAGGTTAGGCATTGAACGACGGATGAGTGAAATCAGTACGGGATCGAAACCTGCGGTAGGACCACCGGCGAGGCTGGCGCCACCACCGAATCCACCTTGGGCACCAGCAGCGTTACCGCTGTTGGTTGGGGATTCCATGAGCATATTCATGGAACCACTATCGAAAGCTGATTGCTCTCTTAAAAATCTTTCTTGGTTTTCGAGCAGGACAGCGGTTACAGCTCTACGATGAGAATCTTTGATTCCACCCTCATGATCGAGGAGAGGTGCCCACTTTTCCTGCAGATGCTCGGAATGGAACATTTGCTTTTACCTTTTTACTAAAGTGCGTTTTTTGGGTTTGAATTATATTAAATTCAATTATTTGCCGAATGCTGATAAGGTCTTCAGGTAGGCAGACATGGTACCAGAAATTGATTCTGGTGCATTGTCTACGCCTTCGGATAGACTTTCAGTTCTTGCAGAAGGAGAAACCACTCTTGATGGGAAATATGATTCCTTCAAGGTCTCCAGTTTTTCACGATATTCTTCTTCACTTTCAAACTCAACACTTTCGGCAAGTGAAGCGAGCTTGTCTTTCTGAGTAGCCGCTAGACCCTCAGAGACCTGTTCAAAGATTCCATCAGCAACCGACTCTGCGAGACGCTTGTTGAGTGAAACGTTCTTCTCAATTTGCTCGTTGAGTTTTGTCTCCATTTCATCAAGTTTTTCTACCATGCTCTCAAGCACATCATATTTATCTTCAGGGATTGATACATAATGTTCTTCAAAAAGTCCTCTCATTCCTTGGAGGAATGATTCGGTCATTTCGGTCTTAAGACCTTTTTCAATAGCGAGTGCGTTCTCATTGAACCACTCGTCAGCAACATACTCAAGATAAGAATCAACTCTTTCGGAAAGAGCAGTCTTAATTTCTTCTACTTCCTCAAGGAGAGCAGAAGCATACTGCTCTTCAAGAGTCTCTTGAATTTGAGCAACTCTTGAATTAAGAGCCGCTTCAAAGATAATACGTGCCTTTTCTTGGAACTCTTCGGAGAGTTCTTCGCCGGATAGAAGAGCATTAACATCTTCATCGATGTTAAATTCTTCCTTCACTTCTTCTTCGTCTTCTTCGTCTTCTTCTTCCTCCTCTTTCTTCCCTTTCTTCTTACCGCCCTCTTCTTCCTCTTCCTCTTCCTTAGCCTCTACGATTTCTTCGTCAGTTTCTTCTTCGATGAAGTCTTCATCTTCTAGTTCTTCTTCTTCTTTGACTGCTTTCATTGCATCCGCAGGAGAAGCACCCTTGTTAACTACATCTCTTACTTGCTTAAGAGTTGCGCCAGGTGTTTTTAGTTTCGCAGAATCATCATCAGTTTTATAATTTTCTGGTGTTGGTCCACCAAGATCTTCCCAGCTGGCTGTTTGACCTGGTGTGGAACCAGAAAGATGCTGCATTGGATCCGCTGCTTTAGCGCCAGCATTAACAGCGGTTCGGGATTGCTTAGTGCCTACTTCCATTTCTTGTAAATCTCCACGAGACATTTGAACTCTCCGTTTAACCTTTAGTTATAAACTATATTTATTTATAATTTAATAAATTACAATGAGTTTAAAAACTCATTGAATAGACTCAATTTGTATTCTTCCAGAATACCTTTATCTACATATGTGTTAATTTTTTTCTCAAATGTGGCAACTTTTTGCTCTAGAACTCCATTATTCCATACCCACTCAACTCCTTCCATAATTCCTTGAACAAATGCATCGGGAGCAGAAGGATCTGCTACGATATCGGCAGCAGTTGCGAGCATAAAATCTTCACCAACTTCTTTAAATCCTTTATTATTTTCTCTTAGTGATCCAATACCACGAGAGGAAACACCGAGAGTTACTCCATCTTTGAGTAAAGATTCTGCAATCTTACCCATTGGAGTTGAAAGGATTTGTGCTTTACCAATCCAGTTATTACCTTCACAAGTAAGGGAGACAATCTTATGAGAAACTCTATCAAGATTTACAGTTGGACCATCTGGGTGACCTAACTCACCAAGAGCACGACCTTTATTCACATATTGTTCAGTGTAGCGATTTACCTCTCTTTCCATAATGGAGCGGGGATACATGCGACCATTACGGTTTACGCATTCTGCCTGAAGGAAAGGTCCTTGAATATAAAGTTTCTGATTCTTTCCAGAACCTTCGGTTAAAACTTCTACCTTTTCAATCTCTTCTCTGATTAGTTTCATTTTAGGCGTCTCCTGAGATTTGTACTTGTTGGTAATACAATGTTCCAGATCCTGCACCAAATGCAGAAACTTTATTTGAGTTTGATATGGTTGCGTCAGGGGATGAGAATGCTGTAACAATTCCGCTTGAATTATAACTGACGGTCATTCTAGTTTGGAAATATCCATTTACTCCAGCAGAAGTATCAACAGATAAAACTTGTTGGTGAGTGAAGTTATAATATGACTGACCAGAAGCAGTTAGTGAAACATAATCACCAACTGCAAATGGAACTTGGGTTCCTTCAGGTACAGTTACAACTGTGGTTGCTCCAGTAGTAACTCCAACAACTCTATTTGATGCTTTAGTCAATGCAAGTGTCGCTGTTCCACCCGAAGGCACATAATAATCTGTTGCTGTCGCTGAAGGATTTCCTCCAATCAGAACATGGGCAGCACTATTAACAGCAACTACTCTTAGAACACTGGATTGAACCGAAAATGATGATGATGTGGTAGCAGTTCCTGCGCTAAACGTAAACGAGGCGCCAGCACCAACTGGT